AAAAGAAGAGGGTATAGAGGTTACGCTATGAACAGACCAGATAAATTAAAGTTATCTGTAACAGAAAGAGAAATAGGTGGAATACCTAATTCAAGTGAAGATATAAAACAAGCACACGCAGCAGCTATAGAATCTTATATAGAAGATTTTGTAGGATTAAAATCAACCGGAGACTACGGAGACGTGTATCTTCAGAGAACTTTAGACGATTGGTCTAAGTTTAATATTAACAACAGAACAAAGCATGATGCTTCTATAAGCTCTGGACTCGCTTTGATGGCTTGTAATAAAAACAAATACAGACCAATACCAATGAACGTAGTAAAAAGCTATGATCTAGGTTTTAAAAGATACAATAACAAAGGAACAATATCAAAAATAATTGAATAAATGAAAATGTATACTAACTCAAATAGCGCCTTTCCAAGTCAGGTAGTACCGGATGCAGAAAAAGCTTCGTGGGAATACGGTTCGCAGGTAGCACAGGCTATTGAGACAGAATGGTTTAATCAAGGAAGAACTAATGGTAATAGATATCTTACTAGTTTTAATAATTTTCATCATTTAAGATTATACGCTAGAGGAGAGCAACCTGTTCAAAAATACAAGGACGAGTTATCTATCAACGGTGACTTAAGCTACTTAAATCTAGACTGGAAGCCAGTGCCTATTTTATCTAAGTTTGTAGACATAGTTGTTAATGGCATATCTAGTAAAGAGTATGATATTAAAGCTTACTCTCAAGACCCAGAGTCTGTAAAGAAAAGAACTATGTACGCAACTGCTGTTGCTGAGGATATGTTTGCTAGAGAACAAATGCAAGCAGCTCAACAGACTTTAGGTATAGATCTACAAAGAAGCTCATTACCTCCAGACGAAATACCTAGAACTCAAGAGGAATTAGAATTACACTTACAATTAAGTTATAAACAATCAATAGAGATTGCAGAGGAAGAAGCTATAACAACTACACTAGCTAAAAATAAATGGGAATTAACTAAGCGTAGATTAAACGAAGACTTAGTAGTTTGTGGTATTTCTTGTGCTAAAACAAGTTTTAATACAGCAAATGGTATAACTTTAGATTACGTTGATCCAGCTTATTTAATTTATTCTTACACTGAAGACCCTAATTTTCAAGACATATACTATGTAGGTGAAGTAAAGTCTATAACTATACCTGAGTTAAAGAAACAATTTCCAGATATTTCAGAAGAAGAGTTACAAAGAATTCAAGAAATGCCTGGCAACAAACAATATATAACTGGCTGGGGTAACTACGATAACAATACTGTTCAGGTTATGTATTTTGAATACAAAACTTATATGAACCAAGTTTTTAAGTTAAAAATAACTGAAAACGGTTTAGAAAAAATTATAGAAAAAACAGACGAATTTAACCCTCCACCTAATGATGGGTTTGAAAGAGTAGGCAGGTCAATAGAAGTTTTATACACTGGCGCTAAGGTGCTAGGAACAAACACTATGCTTAAGTGGCAATTAGCAGAGAATATGACTAGACCAGCAGCAGACACTACTAAGGTAGAAATGAACTATGCTATTGTTGCGCCTAGAATGTACAAAGGTAAAATAGAATCCATTGTAAGCAGGTGTACAGGTTTTGCAGACATGATACAGTTGACACACTTAAAAATGCAACAGGTGTTATCTAGAATGGTTCCAGATGGAGTATTTTTAGATATGGACGGATTAGCTGAGGTTGATCTAGGTAATGGTACAAACTATAATCCAGCAGAAGCGTTGAACATGTATTTCCAAACAGGTTCTATAGTTGGTAGATCACTTACTCAAGATGGAGATCCTAATAGAGGTAGAATTCCAATACAAGAATTACAATCATCAGCTAGTGGTCAAAAACTAGCCGCTTTAATTCAAACGTATCAATACTACCTACAAATGATACGTGATGTAACAGGGCTTAACGAAGCTAGAGATGGCAGCTTACCAGACAAAGACGCTTTAGTTGGTCTTGCAAAAATGGCTGCTAATCAATCAAACATAGCTACTAAACATATAAATCAAGGTAGTTTATATATTGCTTTAAGAATATGTGAAAATATTTCTTTAAAAATAGCAGATGTATTAAGATTTCCTTTAACAGCAAACGCTTTAATAGAAGGTATATCTGTATACAACGTAGAAACTCTTAGAGAAATATCAAACTTAAATTTACACGACTTTGGTATATTCTTAGAATTAGAGCCTGATGATGAAGAAAAAGCAGCCTTAGAGCAAAACATACAAATAGCTTTGCAATCAGGTGGAATAGATTTAGAAGACGCTATAGATATACGTCAAATAAAAAATCTTAAACTTGCTAATCAACTATTAAAGCAAAGACGTAAAAAGAAAATAGAAAGAGAACAAGCTCAACAAAAAGCAATGATAGCTGCTCAAGGAGAGGCTCAATCAAAAACAGTAGAGCAAACAGCATTAGTGGAAACACAAAAGCAACAAGCTTTAACTTCTCAAAAAGTTAGCATAGAACAAGCTAAGTCTCAATTTGAAATGCAAAGAATGCAAACAGAGATGCAAATAAAAGCTCAATTAATGCAGCAAGAATTTGGATATCAAATGCAGCTAGCACAAGTAAAGACTGGAGCAGAAGGTTCTAAAGAAAGTGAAATAGAAAATCGTAAAGACAAGAGGTTAAAGATGCAAGGTACTCAACAGAGTAAATTAATTCAACAACGTCAAAACGATTCTAACCCTGTAGATTTTGAAACCTCAGGAGGAAGTGAACTTGGATTCAACATAGAAGAGTTGATGCCTAAGATTTAATTAATTATATAATATTTTATCATGTCAGAAGAAACAAAAACAAATGAACCTGTTAAGCAGGAAGGTGAGTTTAAAATTAAAAAGAAAACTCCTAAAAAACTTGGACACTTAAGTGGAAACGATCCAGTTAAAGTAGACTTAACTAAACCAGAAGCTACTGGAGATATTACTCCAGAACTTATAAAGGTTAAAGTTCCTAGTGAATTAATCAAAAAAGAAGAAGACAACAATGCCATTCGTATCGGAGAAACAGGAGAAATTCCTGAAAATAAACAAACCGGAGATTTGGTTGAAGTGGACAAACAAATACAAGAGCCCAGCGCGGTTGTTGAAGAAGTCTCTCCAATCCAAGAAATAACCGATGAAGAAGTCAAAGAGGTTAAGCAAGAAATAAAAGAAGCTATTAGAGATAAAGAGGTTCTAGGAAAAGCTTTACCTGAAAATGTAGAAAAACTTGTTACTTTCATGGAAGAAACAGGTGGATCATTACAAGACTACGTAGCATTAAACAAAGACTACTCTAAGCTAAATAGCTCAGAGGTGTTAAAAGAATATTATCTTAAATCTAAACCACACTTAGAACTAGATGAAATCGCTTTCCTTATGGAAGACAATTTTAAGTTTGACGAAGATGTAGATGAAGAACGTGAAATCCGTAAAAAGAAACTCGCGTTTAAAGAAGAAGTTGCAAAAGCAAAACAATACTTAGAAGGTTCTAAGAGTAAGTATTACGATGAGATCAAGTTGAGACCAGGCGTAACTCAAGAACAACAACAAGCATTAAGCTTTTACGACCAATATAAGGCGCAGCAAGAAAAAGCGCAACAACAACATGGTGATTTTAGAGATCGTACTAAAAAACTATTCAACCAAGATTTCAAAGGTTTTGATTTTAATGTTGGAGAAAAAAAATTTAGATACGGCGTTAAAAATCCAGATAAAGTTGCTGAAACCCAGGTGGATGTTCAAAATTTCGTCAGTAAATATTTAGATAAAGACGGAAATATGGTTGATCCAGCAGGGTATCATAAAGCAATGTATGCTGCGATGAACTCTGATAAAATAGCTCATCATTTTTACGAACAAGGAAGAGCTGATGGTATTAAAAATGTTATCACTAATTCCAAAAACCCTACATCAGACAAACCTAGGCAAGCTGCCGGTGAAGTTTTTATAGGGGGAATGAAAGTAAAATCGATTAGCGGATTAGATTCATCAAAACTTAAAATACGAACAAAAAAATTTAACTAATTAAAAATTAAAAATTATGGCTTTATCCCCACAGTTTGGGACAATTTTACCTTCTCAAACTCAACAAATTTTACAGCAAAACTATCTTCAATTTGATGGTGCTGCTGGTGGTAACTTTGCTCAGCAATACTTACCAGAGCTTTACGAAGCTGAAGTAGAAAGATATGGTAACAGAACGTTATCAGGTTTCTTAAGAATGGTTGGCGCTGAAATGCCAATGACATCTGATCAAGTAATTTGGTCGGAACAAAACAGACTACATATATCATATGATAATTGTACTATAGCTGCAAACGGATTAGATATCGATGTAACAGCTGGTGGAACAATCGCGGTAACTAACGTTATCTCGCCTGCTTCAACAGTAGTTATTATGGATGACTTTGGTGGTGAAGTAAAAGCATTTGTTAATGCTTCTGAAACTGCTACAGGTATTGTATCGGTACAACCTTATGCGTTTACAGATTTACAAGCAGTAGGAGCTTCTGGAGCTGGGCTTGTTGGTACTGTAAAAATATTTGTTTATGGTTCTGATTATCAAAAAGGACAAAGTGCTGTTGGCGCTGCTTCTGGACCTAACGTTATTGCTGCTGCTAACCCTATGGTTACTGTGAATCCTGCATTTAGTACTTTTAGCAACAATCCTATTATCGTAAGAAGTCAATACTCTATTAACGGTTCTGACACTGCTCAGATCGGTTGGGTAGAAGTTGCTACTGAAGACGGAACTGGAGGATACTTATGGTACTTAAAAGCTGAGTCTGAAACAAGATTACGTTTTGAAGATTACTTAGAAATGTCAATGGTTGAAGGTGAACTTAAAAATGCCGCATCTCCTATTGCTGGGGCTGTTGGTGCAGGTATCATTGGTACTGAAGGTTTATTCGCTGCTATTCAAGCTCGTGGAAACGTAGAAGTAGGATTTACTGCTGCTGCTGGTATCGATTCTTTCGATGCTATTCTTAAGAACTTAGATACTCAGGGAGCTATTGAAGAAAACATGTTATTCTTGAACAGAAATACTGCTCTTGATTTTGATGATATGTTAGCTTCTATCTCTGGAGGATACGCTGGTGGAACTGCTTTTGGTTTATTTGAAAATTCAGAAGAAATGGCTTTAAATCTTGGATTCTCAGGATTTAGAAGAGGTTCTTATGATTTCTATAAAACAGACTGGAAATACTTAAACGACGCTTCTACGCGTGGTGCAATGACTGGACCTGCTTCTATTGAAGGAGTATTAGTTCCTGCAGGTACTTCTACTGTTTATGACCAAATTTTAGGTACAAACATTAGACGTCCTTTCTTACATGTAAGATACAGAGCTTCTCAAGCAGATGACAGAAGAATGAAATCATGGCTAACAGGTTCTGTTGGTGGTGCATTCACTTCTACATTAGATGCAATGGAAGTAAACTTCTTATCTGAAAGATGTTTAGTAACTCAAGCTGCTAATAACTTTGTATTATTCAAAGGAATCTAGAGTAAATTAATGTAATTCTTACCCTCGTTATATCAACGGGGGTAATTATTACTCTTATTAAATTATTTAATTTTATTATATTATGTCAAAAAAAGAAACACAATTAAAACCTACGGGTTGGGAAATAAAAAATAGAACATATTTTTTAAGAGACAAAACTTCACCGTTAACTTTAACAATACCTGGTAAGCATACTAAAAAGCATCCTTTACTATGGTTTGATAAAGAAACAGGAACTCAAAAAGAATTAAGGTACGCTACAAATCAAGCGTCTGTATTTGTTGATGAGCAGAGAGGTGAGGCTACTATGGGTCATATAACATTTAGAGATGGAACGTTAACAGTTCCTAAAGAAGAACAAGCTTTACAGCATCTTTTATCTCTGTATCACCCTTTATTAAATACAAAATATCAAGAACACAAACCACAAGCTATAGCTGTTGATCAATTAGAAGATTTAAACTATGAAATAGATGCTTTAATTGCTGCTAGAGAAATAGATATTGATCACGCAGAAGCTATTATGAGGGTAGAGATTGGATCTAAAGTAAACGACATGAGTTCTAAGGAGCTTAAAAGAGATTTACTTATATTTGCTAAACACAACCCTAGATTGTTTATAGAATTAGCATCAGATGAAAACGTTCAACTTAGAAATTTTGCTTTAAGAGCATCAGAATTAGGTATAATTTCTTTATCTCAAGATCAAAGAACTATAACGTGGGCTTCAAATGGAAGAAAACTTATGAATGTTCCTTTTGATGAAAATCCTTTTTCAGCTTTCGCTGC